TTGCAGGAGCATTATAGTTATCAATAAGTCTTGGGAATGCTGGTGCAAAATAAGCTGATGCATCCATATGCAAAGCCCCATGAATTGCACCCGCAGATACAATTGGATTTTCTCCATTTGCAGTTGCAGTCATTGGTATTGCTGGATAATTAAAATTCTTTGTAGCAGCAAAGTTAGGCATTTGGAACATAGCAGTTGCAGTCATAACAGCAATTGTTGGGGCAATTGTATCTAATTGTGTTGGATCTACTAATAATGTTGTTGCAGTTGCTACACCTGGATTAATTACTGGACCAAATCCAACTGTAATTGCTGGTTGTACCATTAATGAACTAGCAGTAGTATCCATTATTAGAGCAACCCGTTGATATGCTTCAAATGCATCTTGTGCTGTAAATGCATTAGGTAATATTGCATATTCATCAATTGTTATATTTCTAGAAGATGAAGTTGGAATAGCTCCAGGAATACCACCAATAGCAAGTAATCCAGTATCTGTTAATGTAGCTGTGCTTGCAATATTACTTGCTCTTTCGATTCCATCTACATAAAGTTTTAAACTTGTTCCATTTTTAACAGCAACAAACATATGATAATTTGAATCACCAAATGTTTCAGTTGTTGTGGCATCTTCATTTAATATTGCAGTTGCTACTCTTAGACGTAAAGTTCCATTTGTAAGTTGTTGAACAAGCATACCAACACCAGTAGCATCACCAAAACCAGCAGATGCAAATAAACCATTTTGTGTAGCTCCGCTTGTTAATTTTGCATAAAATAATATTGTTTGCTGATTTGCAGAACTAAATGTACCTGAAGGTGCGGACCATGATCCGCTATAGACTGAATCTCTATTTAAAGAATTATATGCTTTATAGTTTGGAGATGATATATTTTGAGTAAAGTTTGTTCCAGTTTTAGTTAATGTTATTGGAACTGAGCCAATATTTATTGGTGATCCTGTAGCTTCATCCATCTTGAAATAAAATGATGGAGACTTGCTAAGTATATATTGATTTAATCCATTATCTCTTGAGAATGTAGGCATAGGCATTGCAGCACCACCTTGGATAGTTGCCTGTCCATAATTCCAAATATTGGTCATTTCTGTTGTTGTAATATTTGCTGAATTTCCTACATAAAAATGAGATACATACATTAATTCTGTTCTTGTTTGATCACCAATACCAAAACCACCAGTTGTAAATCCAGACATAGAATGATTAAGATTTGCTGTTCCCTTAGACACATTATCTACATAAAGTGTCATTGTTCCACCAGTTAATCTAACTGCTACATAGTGCCAATTGCCATCTGTATATGATGTAGTTGTAGTTACTGTTCTAGAGTTATTATTTAAATAAGTAGAAGCTGTAATATAGCCATTACCTTCAAATTGAATTGTTAAGTTATCTGAACTAGTTGTTGATGCTGTATAAATTCTTGCAGATTCTGTAGTTGATTTTTTAACCCAAAATCCCATTGAAAAGTTATCATCTGTAAACTCTGTTGAAAATGTATTACTTCCAATTGCATATACTCCATCTGTATAACCAGTTCCACCAGTTATTCTTAAAGCACCATGTCCTTGTATTCCGCTACCTAAATCATTTTTTGAGGTTCCAGCATAAAAATATCCGCCAGATCCTCCAGTTCCATAGTTTGTAATTGCTTTAGTTTCATTAAACAAATAGTATTGTTCTAATGACAATGTATTCATATATGTGTCTAGAAGAGTAAATCCATCACGGGCTGATTGAGATGGCATAGGGAATGTTGCAGATGCTGTTGCTGGTGATGCTGCATAATTAATTGCCCGTGTTGTTGTAATTGCTGGTTGAACCGCTAATCCAGATGCAGTTAATGCTGGCGCAGCTAATACTTTATTTGCAAATGTTGCCATGTGATTGGCAACAAATGAATCCATTCCAGTTGTTGAATATGATGCTCCTGTATATATAGCAGCAAAGTCTATTTTCCCATCAAAATATGCTGATGCAGTTGTTAAATCTTGATTTAATAATGAACCAATATTCCAAACACCATACCAACTTGTATTTCCATATGTTGTACCATGTCCATAAAGCACACCATCAACATAAACTCTATATCCATCGCTACCATCAATGTATGAAACTATAACATGGTGCCATCTATTATCACAAAAATCTACGCCAGTTGTATATTGCTGGCGTGTTGATGATCCAGTTCTAACATCTGAAAGTATATTTCCATATTCATCAATATAAACTTTGCTATTGCCTGACCCACTTGATACTGGAATTGATGATAATGTAGCTACTGTTCCAGCACTAGGCTTAGTTGATTTTTTAAATACAAATTCTTGAATAAAATTAGCAAATCCACCAGAACCACCAAGTCCAGAATATTGAACACGTGCATTAGATCCAAATATATACGAAGCGTTACCAGTTAATGAGTCTGAACTTTGTGTTAAAGTTCCAAATTCTTGGTTAGTTGCTGTAGATCCAGTTGCTCTTACAAATTCAGTTGCTGCTGTATCTAAATTAGATGCAACATTAAAAGCTGACTCACCTTGTGCTACGGATAATAGGGACATAAAAATAGGCTGCGGTTAGGCAGCCATAACTCCAATCAAGAATTTGTTTGCTGGAACTGATGAAATACTTCCGCCGTTAATTGTGATGATAGGAGTAAAGGAGAGGTCGGAAACCACTGGAGATAATATATCACCAGAAAGAATCTCAACGGTGGTCTTGACTACGATTGCACAAGCGTGTGCTCGGAATGCGCCGACCTCTACCTTTACGTCCATTATTTTACCTTACGCTACAGTGATTCTGACAATACCTGTCGAATCATATGTAATTGTAAAGTTACCATTAGTTGAAGATTGGTCTGAACCAAAATCTATATATCCAATGAGAGTTGATGTACTTGATGTACCTGTTGCATCATAAATAACTGCATAACGTGCTGTGATTGTAGAAGATGCCCAAGTGGTATCTGCTGCATCAAGAACGATTACGTTATTAGCTGAATCGTAGGTTACTGTCTTTGAAGCAAGTGTGTTTCCACCAGCAGTATATCCAGTACCAGAAACTTCGTATGTTGATACGTCGTTAAAGTAGTCATGAACATCCTGATCAGGTGTGTAAGAAGATGAAAGTAGTGCAACCTTGATTGTATCAGTGTCGAAATCTACTTCCTTGTTAAGGGCTTTGATTAAAAAGTTACCGTATAGTTTTGATGGCATTATTTATTCCCCCTTATGCTGTCTTCTCAAGAATTGCAAAAGCTTCTGGCTTTGCAACTGCAAATGCACGACGTGCACGGACCTTGAGTAGGACACCATCTGTATCAAATTTAGCATCCTTAGATACCATAGATTCAATTCCTGCACGAACACCATTTACCATAAGGTCAGTATTACCGACGATAAGTAGGGCGTTTCCTGCTGGTGCTGATGTAGCAGCACTTGCTGTCTTAGCTCCAAGAGAAGTTACGAGTGGAAGACCAAATAACGTTGCTGGTGCTCCATTTAGTGGATTCTGAAGGATTGGGCGGTTGTTGTTGTCAACAAGTCCACGCAATGCGCTTACGAATGTTGGGTGAGCAATAAATACTGTCTTTGCTGGATCGAAGTAGTCTCCTGCTTCGATTGTGCTTAACAATGAGTTAAGCTTTGCAAATGTTACTGCTCCTGCTGTTGTTAGAAGGTTTGAAGCTGAGTTATACTGTGAAACTTCACGGTAAATTGAGCTGTATGGAGCTGTATCAGTTCCGTCAGCTGCAACAGTCACGCCTAAGCATGCATTGTCAAACTTTCTTGCCCAGTTAGTTGCCCACTGAGTCTTGTATGTGTTTAGTACATCTAGGAATGAGTCGTTCATATCCTCTTCTGAGATGTGCATAATTTTTGCCCATTTACGAGCTGAAAGAGTAATATCATCAATTGTAACTGATGATTCTCCGATTGCTGCGCCTTCTGCGTATACGTTTGGAGCATCTCCAACGAAGCGTGGAACACGCTTTGTTGATGTAGCCATTGGCTCACGACGTGCTTGGCTTTCAATTGCAGAGTTCTGCAAAGCTGCCTGTACGACGTTAGATGAATGCTCTTCTACGATATAACCATTGGCGACTGTTAATTCTGTTCTTGCCATAGTAGTTTTATCCTTTTCTTATTAGTTAGATTTTTTGTTTGCTTGAGAGTAATATATTCGTCCGAATATTATTAGATTCGCAAGCCTAAACGTCCATCTAGCTTGCATAGTCCAATTATACCGTATTTTAATTACCTAGTACATATTTTGCTTGTAATTCTGAGGCTGAAAGAGGTGAATCTACAGTTGTAGACACTCCAGAATCAGCTTTACCTCTGACTATCATCTTTGGGTCAAATAATTCAGGAAAATCTGTTTTAAGAGATTCCAATTGAATTTCTAATCCATCAATTTCAAAATCTTCGGTTAATTCAATTTCTGAAGTCTTAATATACTTCAGCAACTTATCAGCATTTGGAACCCCACTATCCAAGAGTTGTCTAATTATTCTATCGTTTTTCAACTTAGTCATATTTACATTTAGCTTTTCTCTTGTAGCAACAATTTCTTGTTCTATGGCTTCTTTCTCTGTCCTGAACTTTTTAGCGTCCGCTTTTGCTCTGTCCAAAGCTGCCAACACTGCTGCTGGGTCTTTGATCTCTACGGACGTACCATCCATATTGTCTTCCATTTATTTCTCCTTATGCTTTTGCGTCTGGAACAGCACCCTGCTCATTAGCAGTTACTGTTTCACGCTCTATGGCAGCTTGTTCAAGCGCATAGTTGTGTGCGTTTATTACTTCAGATGTAGGTGTAAGTGGTTCACCAGGTTGTCCTAATGATTCAGCTACTACTGCATCTGCAATTTCAGGATCATATCCAGCTTCAATAAGAATCTGGCGTAAAGATACTCCAACGCTCTTCTTACGAACTGCTATGTCCCAATTATCTAATGAGTCAACAGATTCTGCATTTTCCCATTTAACTTCTACATCAGCTGGTATTCCTTCGATTTTAAACATGTATTTAAATAGATCTCTCCATGTTGAACCAAGGGCTAACTGACGATTAAGTACTTTCTTAAATAGTGGTGCTTCAGCAACACGCAATGCTTGACCTGAAGGAATATTTGATCCCTTTAGGAAGTAATGGTTAGGTGTTGATGTAATTGATGCCATTGCATTTACATATTCCATTACTGGAGCTGTAAAGATACTTGGGTCTGCCGCTGGGAATTGTCCAACTGAAGATACACCTTGCAGGTACCAAAGTTCTCCTGGACCATTTTGCAATGAGCCAATGTTTTCTCTAGCTGTATCATCATCTGAGAAATCATCAAACTCATTTGAGTTGCCACCAGATGATAATGCATAACGCTGTGGTGCACCCTGATAGTCAACAGTCAGCATGTGAGTTGATATCAGCTTATTGATAGCATCCTGTGGGCCAAATGCATCTGCATGCTCTGGACGACCAAATGGCTTATGTGTGCGGAAGTGGAAGACAGGAATTTCTCCCCAAGGATTAGGAATTACTTCCATTGGAGTCATATTCATGCTTACTGACATTGTGTCTAAGTCTCCGTATGACATAAACTTCTCAATACGATCTGGATAATACAGATTCATCTTGATCATCTTTGTTGATCCATCATTTATTTGCCATATTTTAGCTGCAAAATCCTTTTGACGTCGATTCTCTTGGCTATAAATAACGCATGTATTCATTGGTGAGTTATAGTCAATTGCTAATGTTCCGTCCATATCTGGCCAAACGATTGCATATGAATCACCATATACAAGTGCATTTCTATGAATCTCATTGATATCTAGCTTTAGATCTGTCTGTTCCCAGATTGTATCTATATAATCTTCTGCTTGTGGCGTTCCCGCCAATATTTGTTTAATTTCAAGACGATTAAGTACTGAATCTACTACTGTCTTGCTAAAATTGAATCTAAAATCGCTGCCCTCATAGCGAAATAACTTAAACCAACGTTGATTAGCAAATACCTCTGCATTTACGCCTTCGTAATATGCTTCAGCTTGCTTGTAACCATCTCTTTTGGTTAAAATTTGTTCAAGGGCTATTTTAATGTCTGACATTTTATCTCCTTAAGTAATTTAATTGACGTGCTAATACCTTTGGTGCTTTATTATCTAGAAAATAAAGAACACCAGATACCATTGCGTCTAGTACGTCATC